ATAACTATAAAAGCAAAAGGTATCACTACAAAACAGTGGTCTAATCTATTGCTTGAATTAAACCTTGTAAAGAAAGCATGGAGGCCATATGGTGTTGACTTACAACTGTCTGCACCTGGGTTGAAGAACACCTTGAAGTGGGGTACAAAAGCACATGGTAAAGACATTGATAGTATTAATACTTCTGTTCGACGGGACTCTTATACAAGAAAAGTATGATCTGTCTAGACCTATGGAAGTCCACGATTGTCTAGCTTTCGGGGATGACCATAGAGAGGCCATATCAACTTACAATTCAAAGAGGAATGCCTGGTTTTTAAAAGATGGTAGAGGCACATGGCAAGGCCATATATGTGAATAAACCTCCGCCAAGAGGGAAAGATAATGCGGAGGTAAATGGTGAGAAATCACCTCCTACCACAATATTGCCATATTGTCAAATAGTATCAACGGGTGTACAGGTAAATCTAATATACATTTGGTATTTATTAACTTCTTCTCTACCAATCTCTTTCATTTTATTCAAAGCTTCTTCATATCCTGCTATCATACAGTCAAATGTTGAGTTATAACTTTCAGGCCAAACATAGGGTTCCATGCATATATCACCAACATATGAACAAAGTATTAAACTTAAAAAAATTTTCATTGACAATCCTACAATCTATCCTATATTAACCCA